TAAAATTAGCGCCACCGATGAAGCAGATTGATCCAGATTTAATGGTGGCATGGATTGAGCTTGCAAAGGAATTTGTTTGCAAGAAGCGGTTTAAAGAATCGTATCCTAAAGCGGTTGCTCTTTATACGTTGCACCTTATGACGCTTGACGGAGCGATGAAACAGGAAGGGGAAAGCGTAGAGAGTTACTCACGGCGCGTGGCGTCATTTTCCCTGACTGGTGAATTTAGCCAGACATTTGATCGTGTGTCCGGCGATTCAAGCGGAAAAGAGATCAGGCAAACTCCGTGGGGTAAAATGTATGAAACGTTAAATCGCAAAAAAGGCGGCGGATTTGGCCTTGTGACTGGATTTAGGAGACGTTGCAAATGAACTATAACGAGATCGCAAGAATGGCAACTGAAGGAATAAACTTCTTCAGTGATGGCAACGGTGAGTTTAAGTGCATAACGCAGCGAGGAAGCGTTGAAATCATCGGAGGCGAAGAAGTAGAAAAGCCAGAGATTAGTGTAATGATTAAGGGTTTAATTAGATCACCCAAAGTCCGAGAGGTTGACGGCGAGACAATACGAGTAACCGATAAGTTGGGAGTTTTTAACAATAAAGTTGAAATTAAGAACGGGTATCATATTGATGTTGATGGTGAATTATATGTTGTAGTTGAAGCAAGACCAATCAGACAAACCAATGTCACTGTTGCTTATCGGCCTATTTTGAGAAGGATTTCTGTACATGGCTAAAAACTACACGATAAGGGAATTTCACGGCAACATTGATGCGTGGATAAACGCCGTTGATAGTGGACTAAAAGATTGCGTGGAGTTGTTCGCCGAAAAAGTGCATACAGATCTTGTTAAGCGTTCTCCGGTTGATACTGGTCGTTATCGTGCAAACTGGCAGGTAACAGCAAATAAGCCGCCATTGTATGCGCTTAACCAGTACGATAAGCACGGCGACAAAACGATCGCGGAAGGCAAACGCGCCATATACGCAATATTACGAGGCGGAGGAGCAGTAAGAGCCATTTATTTTTCTAACATGCTTATTTATGCTAATGCGCTTGAATACGGTCATTCAAAACAAGCGCCTGCGGGTGTGCTTGGGATTGTAGCGGTTAAGTTGAGATCTTATATGGCTGAAGCAATAAAAGAGTCGAGGGCTAAAAATGCACTATGAATTAATGCTATCGGCGCGTAAGGCGCTGGCGACTGAATACGAGAGAAGATTCATGATCGCTTATGAAAACGTAGAGTTTACGCCACCTGGTGACGGTTCGCCGTGGTTGAAGTTTGACTATGCCGAAGTTGACACAGAATACTTGTCATTGGATCGAAAATGCGTTTCATATATCGGAATGATTCAGGTTGGCATTGTGTTTCCACCAGGTTACGGAACTGACAGGCCGCGCGTGCTCGCTAAAGAGATTGCGCAATTCTTTTACGATGGTAAAATGTTGGAGCATGGTTATATATATGAGGGTGCAAGAGTTCACAAGCCGCTCAAGAGTGAAAGCGGCTGGCTTCTCCCAATAAGATTTTATGTTCGAATTGAAACAAAGGAGTAAAAATTATGCATTTACCAAATGGATCGCAAATTTTCGTTGAGAGCAATCGTGGAAGCGCTATTGAGGCAACGGCAGTATCAAACGCTAAAGATCCTGTATTCACCGTTGCATCTGGCGGAACTGCGTACAAGAAAGGTGATTATGTTATCATCACTGCGTCTTCTTGGGGTAAGCTGATTGATCGTGTTATGCGTGTAAAGACTAACGGTGAAGAAACAAGCGTGACTCTTGAAGGCGTAGATACTACTGATCAGAACGTTTTTCCGTCTGGCGGCACTGCATCTTTTGCCAAAATTGATGCATGGACTGAGATCCCTTGCGTTCAGGATTTGTCGCAGGACGGCGGCGAACAGCAATACTACACTTATCAGTGTTTGGCAGACGATCAGGAACAGCAGTTACCTACATATAAGAGCGCTGTTTCTCTTACTTACACTTTTGCGCACGAATACGATAACGCGATCTATCCGTTACTTCGTGCAGCAGACGAATCCGGTGAAGTGACAGCGCTTCGCATGTATGTACCGAAAGCGAAAGAGATGCGTTGCTGGGCTGGTGTCCTTTCGTTTAACGAAATCCCACAGACCACAGTTAACGAAATGGAAACTGTTTCCCTGTCTGTATCCCTGAAAGGCCGATTCACCTTCCTACCTTCTCAAGTAGCATAATCACAAGGGGCGTTGCGCCCCTTTTTTTGTTACTGTACAATCATGCTACACGATTCATAATCAATTCTTTTAACAAAAAGTGCTATCAAGGAGAAAGAAATGTCAAAAATGAAATTAACTCTTGGGCCGCTTCCTGACTTTAAATTACCAGTGAAATTTGCAATGCCTAACGGAGAAGATCAAACAATTATCTTCACAGTTCGCCACCGCAAAACAAGTGAGATTCACGATCGCTACACGTCAGACACTCCAATGAGCGATGTTGAAATGATCACCTTCCTTGCTTCCGGTTGGAATCTTGATGATGAATTTAACGAAGAAAATATTAAACAGCTTCTTGATTACTACCCAGCAACAGCAATCGGATTAACTAGCGCATACATGAAAGCGCTTGCGGGGCAGCGAGTAAAAAACTAAAAAGGGCGGTTTACCTGTTTTATCAGAAACCGCCGACAGATGCAGAGCTTGAGGCCGTTGGCCTTACAAGGGCAGACTATGAAGGAGAAGATCCGCCAGAGGTTATATTTGATGAAAGCATGATGCAATCATGGGATATATTTTGCGCAATGCAAACGCAATGGAGATGTTCTGGCGGTGGCGCTTACGGATTTGATTATAATGTCTTGCCTATGCTTTTTGAGATTTACAAGGTTGAGGATCGCGAGATGGCGCTAAACGACTTGCGAATCATGGAGCAAAAAGCACTTGAAATGATGCATTCAAAATAAGCGCCTACGGGCGCTTTTTTATTACCTGGAGGATTAATAATGTCAGAACAATACGCAGGCTTGACGCTTGGGGTTGACGTTTCTCAACTCAACAATGCTGTAAAGTCTTTGCAGCAATTCAAGAAGGCAAACGACGACGCAAAGGGGAGCGTTGAGAGTTTTGTTGATTCAGAGGTTGTTGCAAGACAAAGAGCCAAACAACTGGCTGAGGAATTGGCAAAGCAGAAGCAAGAATTTAAAGCAATTCAGTCGGCAATAGATCCGACAGCAAGCAAAATGGATAAGTTGCGCCAGGCTGCGACACAGCTTGATGCGCTTTGGAAAAAAGGAATTGTGCCGGATGATACATTCTTTGAGTTAGGATCAATTCTTGAGACGCAGCAAAATAAACTGATCGCAACTAAAAAGGCACTAACTGAAGAAGGCCGCGCAGCGCTTGAGGAAGCAAAAAATAAGGCAAGAGCAGAGGCTGAGGCAAGAAAGTTCATTGCGGCATTGCAGGCGCAAGCTGACGCAGCGGAAAAAACAAAATCAGAGCTTGTAGAAATGAGAGCCGCACAACTTGGAGTTAGTGCAGAGGCCGCGCCATTTATTGCAAAAATGAAGGAGCAGGAAAAACAAGCCTCAAAACTTGGCGTTTCTATGGGGCAGTACAAGCAAGCAATGGCGCAATTGCCAATGCAGATCACTGACGTTGTTACTTCTCTTGCTTCAGGTATGCCAGTATGGATGATCGCAATCCAGCAGGGCGGGCAAATCAAGGACTCATTTGGCGGTGTTGCTAACACGTTTAAAGCGCTAATGACATTTGTCACGCCTTTAAGTGTAGGAATGACGGCGCTGACTGGTGCTCTTGGTTATGCTGCATATAATGCATACAAAGCAAATGCACAACTGAAGGAGATCACAAAAACCGTTCAGGAGGCAACTGGTCTTTCTGGTGATTTTGCTGAGCGGATTGCAACTGGAATCCAGGCACTATCTGACAAGACAGGTGAGATCGCCGATAATCTGGCAAAGGCATACATAAGCACTAAGGATGGAGCAACCGAGGCCATACAAAAACTCGTCGATGTTGGTTTTACCTATGATGAAGCAAAGGCAAAGGTAAACGAATACAAGAATGCATCAAGTTTTGTAAGTCTCAACAATGAGATTGCTGATCACAAAAACAAGGTTCTTGAGCTTGGAGATTCGTGGTATGAAGTCTTAAAAGCGAAGAATGATTATGCTTCACCGTCCGGCGGGCTATTAGGGAAAGAGCTTGGTTATGTGAATCCAATGCTGCAATTTGCGAAGAACACCTATGAGGATATAGGAAAGATAGTAAAAGATGCGAATAAGGATATGGCGGAACGAGCAGCACGCATCGACAGAGAAAACCTTTCCTTAAACAGAGTTCGAGCGGCGCAAGAGGCTTTAAACAAAGCCATAGAGGATCAGAAGAACGTAGCAAGGACAGCAGACGAAGAGTTGAAAAAGCGCGCGGCTGAGAACGTGGAGTTCAGGCGAAAAGAGCTTGAAGAGGCGAAGAAGGCTCAGCAGCAAAAGGAGAAAGTTGGTGGAGTTGTAAAAGCACCAACAGAGCAGCTTGATAAGGAGCTATATGTTCTCAAGGCGCAACTTGAAACGCTGAAAGAGCACCGAACTGTAAATGATGTTATTTCACGCCAGAGGCAATCTTTGTGGAGCATTGAAAAGCAGATCCAGATCCTTGAGGAAGCGCAAAGTAAACGCAAGCTGACAAAAGCGGAACAGGCGTTACTAAACGAGCAAAAAGCAGTTATTGCTATGGCAAAAGAAAAGGCAGAGATAGGCGATCAGATTGTTTTGCAACAGAGAAAGAACAAGCAATACCAGGAAGGGCTTAAATTCATTCAGCAAACATCAGATGCTATTGACGCTATGAACTTGCGACAGTCTGGAGCTACAGATCTGCAAATCCAGCGAGAGCTTGAGTTGAAGAAGTTGCGAACTGATTATGTTGCTGGCGGCGGTAGTATCGACGATGAAATTTATCAGCAGATGGAAGCAAAGCTGAAGGAGTATTACGCCACTGAGGATCAGCTTAGAAATAACTGGATTGCAGGAGCAAAAAACGCATGGGAGGTTTACGGACAAGATGCAATGGATATGTACGGCAACGTGCAAGATATTGCAAGCGAGGCGCTCAACGGTCTAACCAACCAAATGGCTACATTCCTTGCAACAGGAAAGGCAAACTTTAAGAGCTTCGCAACGTCAATCATCCAAATGATTATCCAGATGATCACGAAGATGGTTATCTTTAATGCCATATCTGGTGCGATTGGAGGTGACACTTGGACGATTGGAAGCCTTCTTAAAAATGTTGGATTTGCAACTGGTGGATACACTGGCGACGGCGGGAAGTATGAGCCAGCAGGTGTTGTCCATAAAGGCGAGTTTGTCATGACGAAGGAGGCAACGAAGCGGATCGGAGTTGGAAATCTTTACAAAATGATGCGCGGTTATGCAAATGGCGGAGTTGTTGGTGGTACTTCATACACTGGCGGCGGAGTTTCATCTGGAGCAACAAATCTTAATATTGGCGGGATCAGCGTTGATATTAACAACGGAAACGATCCGAAAGGATTGGAGACTGGCGTAAAAATGATTTTCACTGATATGATTAAGCGTTCCTGTACGCAGGGTGGGGAAGTTTACGAATTTGTTATGTCTAAGCGGGGGTGATAGTGAAACTTGAGCAATTCAAATGGTGCGCGCAAACGCAAGGAGGCGGCGGAACTATGACCACATCAAATAACGACAGGGAAATCTCATTTGGTAATGGTTACACGCAGGTTGCTTCAGGAGGGTTTAACACGGTACGCAGGGAGTTTTCCATTGTCTATGTTGGCAAGGATTACAGAGACGTTGTTGACTTCCTGAATGGACACAGGCTGAAGCCGTTTTTATGGTTTATGCCTGACGGTCAACCTGGTCTATTCAGGGTAAAATCTGGTAGCGTTGGATTAACTCCAATATCAGCAACCGTTCAGGAAGTAAAAGCGACATTTACTGAGCAATTTACATCAATGCAATAATTCAAGCCGCCTTTGTGCGGCTTTTTTATTGATGATACAATGCACGAAAGGAGGTGCAATTATGGCTAATGAAACAACAGGTCGCGCGGATCTTGAAAATTGTCTGCAAAGCCTTTACCCTGGCGAGATTATCACGCTAATTGAGATTGACGGCACAAAGTTTGGCGCAAACATTTACCGCATACACAATGAGAACATCTCATACACTGCGGAAGAATTATTGCAGGCGCGAGAAACTGGAGTTCTTCCGCCGAAAGAGATTACATTCCGTGGCGAGGTTTACGGCGCGCGCCCGTTTGGAATATCTGGAATCAACTTCACAAGCAACGGAAAGGCTGATAAGCCACAATTGATACTATCAAACCTTGATAGCCAGGTGAGCGCGATGATTCGCAACTTTAACGGCATGATGCAAGCTAAGGTTACAATATGGATCACGCCAGCGGAATTAATGGGGAAAGATGGCAGCATTAAAGATGGAGCCTCAAGAAAGCTGGTTTACTACATTGAGCGCCCAAGCCATTACAATAGAATGATGGCGAAATTTGACCTGACATCGCCTTATGATATGGATGGGATAATGATTCCTCCGCGAATAACTCAAAGCGTTTGTTATTGGGCGCAGCGTGGATGGTATCGAAGCGGAAAAGGTTGCGGATACAATGGATCGCGAATGTTTGACAAAGACAACAATCCTGTAACCGATCCATCTCAAGACTTTTGCGCCGGAACTGTAACAGCGTGCAAACTTCGTTTTGGTGCAGATAAGCAGCTTGATTTTGGCGGCGCACCAGTAGCAAGCCTGTTAAGGAGAAATCAGTGATGATTAGTGCAAAGATAAAACTTGAAATAATGCAGCACGTAAAAGATGAATACCCGCGCGAGGCGTGCGGGGTTATCACTCAAAAGTCGCGGGTACAGAAATATCACCGCATAACCAACGTGCATGATAATCCTGAAAACCATTTTGAGATGGACGCAATTGAATACGTTGAAGCGTGTGAAAGTGGCGAGCTTATTGCTGTTGTGCATAGCCACACTGGAGACGGGGCAAGTACAATTCCAAGCGCCCATGATACATGCATGTGTGATGAAATGGGTGTTTCATGGGTTATTGTGTCATGGCCTGAAGGTGATATGAGAATCATTGAGCCTGAATCTCGTCCTCTGATTGGTCGCCCGTGGTCGCTTGGGGCGTATGATTGCTGGGGGCTTATTATGGCATGGCACAAGCAACATGGCGTTATCCTGAATGATTTCAGGAAACCATATGAATGGTGGAAGCCTGAACACGGCGAAAATCTTTACCAGGAGAATTATCTGAAAGAGGGTTTTGTTGAAACAGGAGAGCCGCCAAAACCTGGTGATATGGTTATCTTTCAGCTTTCCGCGCCAGTGTGGAATCATGCAGGCATTTATCTTGGAAACAATCAGTTGCTTCATCATGCCTTTGGCAAGTTGTCAATGGTTGATTTGTATTCTGGATGGTATCAGGAACATGCGAAAATGGTTTGTAGACATAAGGATCTGAAATATGACTTTGAAGGTAATTAAATTATCTGGATCTTTAGGCCGAAGATTTGGAGTATTTCATAAGCTGGCTGTTGATTCATACCCCGAAGCAATACGCGCACTATCTTCGCAGGTGGAAGGATTCAAGGACTACATGCAAAGCGAAGTAGGATCGCGAATGCGTTACGCTGTATTTGTTGACGGTAATAATGTAGGGCAGCACGATGAAAAAGCGTGGCAATGTGCAAAGGAAGTGAGGATTATTCCAATCCCAACAGGTTCAAAGTCTGGCGGGTTGTTTCAGGTTGTTCTTGGCGCGGTTATTATGGCGACTGCATTTTTCACTGGCGGCGCTTCACTTGCTTTGATGGGCGCTTTTGCATCTTCTGCCTTCATGATGGGTGGAGCAATGGTACTTGGCGGAGTAATGCAAATGATCTCACCGCAGCAAGGAGGATCAAGATTGTCATCCCAATCAGCAGAAAACAAGCCGTCTTATGCTTTCGGTGGCGCTGTTAACACAACGGCAGCAGGATACCCAATACCATTGCCATATGGTCAAAGGACCGTCGGCGGAGCTATCTGGTCGGCTGGCAGCTATGCAGAGGATAAGGCTTAATATAAAAGAGTCGCGCGTTGCGCGGCTTTTTTTTTGCCCGTATAATTCAACAAATCAAATAGCACAAAAGGTGAAAAAGCATGGCTGAAAATATGATAACGGGAAGTAAGGGCGGATCATCAAAACCTTATGTTCCGAAAGAGATGGAAGATAACCTGATCTCAATCAACAAAATCAAAATCCTTCTTGCCGTTTCCGATGGCGAGTGCGATCCATATTTTACACTTCGCGATCTGTATCTTGATGATGTTCCGGTAATTGCAGACGACGGAACTGTTAACTACAAAGGTGTTAAAGCTGAATTTCGACCTGGAACGCAGACGCAAGATTACATCCAGGGGTTTACTGACACATCAAGCGAAGTGACACTGGCTCGTGACATTACGACGACAAATCCTTATGTAATTTCTGTAACCAACAAAACATTGTCGGCTATCAGAATAAAAATGCTAATGCCAACAGGCATTAAGCAAGAGGATAACGGCGATCTTGTAGGTGTTAAGGTCACTTATGCTGTTGATATGGCTGTTGACGGAGACTCTTACAAAGAAGTATTGCGAGACACCATCGAAGGTAAAACACGTTCAGGTTACGACAGAAGCCGAAGGATTGACCTTCCGGCATTTAATGATCGTGTATTACTTAGGGTTAGAAGGGTTACGGCAGACAGCGCATCTTCTCGCGTTACTGATCTGATTAAGCTACAAAGTTACGCTGAGGTTATTGATGCAAAATTCCGTTATCCTCTGACTGGTCTTGTATACGTTGAATTTGACAGTGAGTTGTTCCCTAACCAGATCCCTAACATTTCAATCAAGAAGAAATGGAAGTTGATTAATGTTCCGAGCAATTACGATCCGGTAATGCGAGAGTATCACGGTTCATGGAATGGTACGTTCAAGAAAGCGTGGTCGAACAATCCGGCATGGGTACTTTATGACATTATCACAAACCAGCGATACGGATTAGATCAGCGAGAACTTGGTGTGCAGGTTGACAAATG